AGTCTTAATGCTTTTCATTATTTCTCATGTCCTTCTGCTATGCAAAGACGTTTTCCTTTTGTTATTGATGTTAAAGTCAAAAAGGAATATAAGGATGATGCTGGAATTTTGGATGGTACTAAAGTGCCTGTTATTGGTGATGATGAATATCCTGATTTGTGGACTTTTACTGTTAAAAAAGTTGTTCCACAGCCTGTTCGAACTGATTTTCGGACGCTCGCCGAATATAAGGAGATTATTGTTAACGCATCTCTTCGTGATTTTCTTCAGTGGTATAACGCTGCCATTGATAAGCATCATGCTGATCAGTCAATCACTAAAACCTGCAATGAGAAAGTTAAAGCTGTTACTGTATGTCGTTGTTGTGGATTTCCTCTTAAGATGTGTGAGTGCCAAACTCAATCTACTGATAAATCTTTTATTGATGTAGTGTTCCCTGCTTTAGTGACTTTTATTATGACATTTTTGTATTTAAATACGACTTCTCAACATATTTATAAATTGAAATTGTTACTTAAAGCCTTTCATCTTTGGTCATTTTTTCGACCAATTTTTTGGTTGACTAAAACGACTTATAGATGGACTCTTGGCTTATGTACAGTACCATTTATTTTTGTTCGCTATATTTTGCCTTGTCGTGTTAGTTGTTGGTTACAGTTGAACACTCCTCGTTGGATTCAAATGAAGTATATGGATTATTCAACTAGGTTTGAACGTTCTAGATACCGTTTTATTCAAAATAATTATCGAGCATATTGGTATCAGATGGGTGAACGTGTTTGTGATTCTATTGGTTATCCATTAACTTTATCAACAATTGTTTTGGGTATTAGTGCTGCTATTGCTTTGTATAAAGCCGGTAAAGTAGTTTTATCACCTGATGAATCTCCAGAGAAGAAAATGGAATCTCAAATTGGTTGGGAAAAGCATCCTGATGGTTGGCGTCCAGTTGCTTCGAATGAAGAAACTGAGAACGTGTGGTATAAGAATGATTATCAACTGACCGAATTTGATTGGAATCCTAAATCTAAATCTTGGAAGGCTCTACCTTTAGAAAATGTTCAAAATGCAATCTTACAAAATTGTATTTCTATGAAGATTTGTAATCCAGATGGTACATTTCGTTATTCTAAAGCTTTTGGCATTTGTGGACAAACTTATTTGTTGAATAAACATTTTATTCCTAACCGTGATAATTTTGACATTACTATTATTTCATGTCCTTTGAAGGATGGTGTTTCTCGAAATACCGTTATTAGAGCTCAACGTAGTCAATTTATTGTGGACGATACAGATTTAGCTTTGGTTGTTTTTAAAGAACTCCCTCCCACTAAATCTATGTTAGGTTTATTTGCTAAATCTACAATGACTGGTTCTTGGAATGGATTCTATTTACAAAAGACAGTTTTTGGTGAGAAGAAGTGTGTTCCTGTCAAGTGTATAACTTTGACTAAACAATATCCTGTTCACACTGATATAATGACTGCCACATGTGATATGTGGTTTGGTTTTGTTGATGTTCCCACTATTAATGGTGATTGTGGTTCAATTTTATTAGCTGATACCACAATGGGTCCTACTATTATAGGTATTCACTGTTTAGGCAATCAAACTGGTTCTGTTGGAGCAGTTCGAGTTACCCATGATTGGTTAGTGAGTAAATTATCCAAGTGGAATGTTGATAGTGGTGAACCCCGTTTATCTTTGCCTGGTTATGAGCATGATCTTATCTCTTTAAATAAGTTTGCGACTGTGCGATATATTGAAAAAGGTACTGCCAGTGTTTTTGGCTCTATAACTGGTTCTAGATTTTCTCCAACAACTTCTGTATGTGACACTCCTATGAACGTTAAGTTACAAGAGCATGGATACCGTATTAAGTATGGTGCTCCTGTTATGAAAGATTGGAGACCTTGGAGATATGCCTTACAAGACATGACTTCTGTTGATTGTTCGTTTGATACTAAAATTTTGGAAGCTTGTAAGCAAGCCTTCATTGCAGATATTAAGAAAGCTATAGCTCGTTCAGTTTTCACTGAAGAACTTAATGTTTTGGACAATTTTACTGCTATAAATGGAGCTGCTGGTGTAGCCTTTATTGATGGTATCAATCGTAACAGTAGCATGGGATTTCCATGGTGTCATGGTAAGAAGTATCATCTTAAATCGATAGCTGCAACATCTACTGCTGCAGATCCTGTTGTTTTTGAACAATCTGTTATGGAACGTATTGCTCAAATTGAGGAGAATTATAGATTAGGTAAACGATGTCATCCTATTTTTAGAGCTACTCTTAAGGATGAAGCTACCTCTTTTGCTAAAATAGAAGTTGGCAAAACACGTGTTTTTACTGCTGCACCTGCTGATTGGACTATTGTGGTAAGAAAGCATTTTCTTACTATGATTCGTTTGATTCAAAATAATTCTTTTATTTTTGAATCTGGTCCTGGTACAACATGTCAGTCTTATAAGTGGACACTTATGTATCAATATTTGACACAACATGGAACTGATCGTATGGTTGCTGGCGATTTTAAAGGTTTTGATAAATCTATGATTGCTACAATCATTCAGGCAGCTTTTGAAATTATGATTGAGCTTAATGAGTATTCTGGTAAATTTACTGATGATGATATTCGTACACAACATGGAATCAAACTTGATACTGCTTTTCCTTGGGTTGATTTTAATGGGGATTTAATGGAATTTTTTGGAAGTAATCCTTCTGGTCATCCGTTGACTGTTATTATCAATGGTTTAGCTAATTCTCTATATATGCGATACGCATATTATGAAGCTAATCCTAAGAAAACCTGTGCAGATTTTAAAGAGAATGTCTCTTTAATGACATATGGTGATGATAATGTTATGGGTGTATCTAAAAAGATTTCTTTTTTCCATCATACTGCTATTCGTGATCAATTGGCTAAGGTTGGTGTAGTATACACCATGGCCGAAAAGACAGCTAAGAGTGTGCCTTTTATTCACATAGATAATGTTTCATTTTTGAAGCGTTCTTGGCGTTGGGATTCCGATGTCAAGGCATTTTTGTGTCCTTTGGAACATGATTCTATTGAGAAATCACTTATGACTTGGGTAAGATCCAAATCTATTAGTGAGGAGGAGCAGTGTGTTGCGGTCGTGGCGTCGGCCGTAAGTGAATATTGGTTCTATGGTAGGAATGTTTTTGAGAAGAGAAGATCTCTTCTTATGCAGATTATTAAAGATTTAGGTTATGAACGATGGTGTTCGGAATCTACTTTTCCTACTTGGTGCGAATTGCAACAACGCTTTTGGGAGACTTCACGGTATCCCAGGAATGGGGGTGTGTCTGCACCTCCAGCTCTTTGAGTAAAGCAAAAACTAGATGTTATGTGTTAGTTACTGTTACATTTTACATTTAATGCATATAGTTGTATGTAAAGAGTGGAACACGTTTCTCTACTTACTAGGGCGTTCCCCGAAATATATTTTTATATATGTGTTTAGTTGGTACACAAATGAATGCATTACTGTGCATTAGGATGAGTATCCTATTGCATTTTTATGTTTTACTCACTCAAAAATTTCAAGAATACAATGCTCTCGTACATGAGCAATATAATGTACAATCGGTGGATATCGACAGTTCTGGTGGCGTGCCTTCTGAGATTACTCAGGGTGACAAGGGTTTGCCTGGCGGTACAGAGGAGCGTGCTTCAACTGTTCGCTATCTTGATGAGAATCCTGGACAGATGCTTTCGTGGAATCCTATTTCGGATAATAGCTATTATAATGATTATACTGCTGGGGTGGAACTCAATAACTTTTTTGAGCGACCGGTTTTGATACAAACTTATAGTTTGTCGGAAAGTTCAAATTTTAATCAAACTTTTAACCCTTGGTATAATTATTTTAGTGATACTCGTGTTGGTAAAAAGTTAGATAATTTTTCATTATTGAGTTGTAATCTCCATGTCAAATTTATTATTAATGCGTCTCCATTTTATTATGGAATGCTTATTGCATCATGGCGACCAGTTATAAATTTTGCTAATGATAATATACAATCTGGAGATACCTACGCCTCGGATTTGATCCCTCTTTCGCAGAGACCTCATATTTATCTATATCCACAAACTTGTCAAGGTGGAGAAATGAAGTTGCCATTTTTCTATTTTAAAAATTGGTTGCGCGTGAATGATCATAACGAGTTTAATAATATTGGCCAAATGACATTGCGTTCTATTGTTCAACTCCAGAACGCTAATTCGAATGCTTCAACTCCCATTACTATCCAAGTTTTTGCTTGGGCTAGTGATGTAAGAGTAACAGCTCCAACTGTTGCTCTTTCTTTACAATCAACAGATCAATCATCCGTTGATGAAATCAAATATAGAGTTGAAATGCGATTACGCGAAATAGCTCGCCTAGTCGGTCTTTTGCAACATGATATTAATGCTATTGTCGAAAAATCTAAGATTGAATCGTTAGAATTTTCTGAAGAAGAAATTTTGTTTCTTAAAAACCTTCTTACAGATACAAAAGACAATGTTGAAACAATTGTTTCGCCTCTGGTGGTTCAATCGAGAGACGAGTATGGTACGGGTTCAATCTCTGCGCCAGCTTCGGCGATTGCTCGTGCGACTGGATTGCTTAAACGAGTTCCAATAATTGGTCCATATATGACGGCTACATCTATGATTAGTGATACAATTGGGCAAATTGCCCGAATTTTTGGTTTCACTAATGTGCCTGTTATTTCAGATGTTCAACCTTTAAAATCTTTAGTTTTTCATTCGTTAGCATCATGTTCAATTGGTGGTCCAGTTGAAAAGCTTACTTTTGATCCCAAAAACGAGTTAACTATTGATCCGCGTGTATGTGGTCTACCACCTCAAGATGATATGTTGATTTCTAATATAGTTCAGAGAGAGAGCTATTTAGGTCAATATACTTGGGGAGCCGGAGCGGCAGTAAATTCTTTGATTTTTGGTGCTGCTGTGCAGCCTGAAATGACGGGTGTTTACACTAGTGGTGGTGGTGTACTGTATCGTAATGCAACACCTATGGCACACATACAAAAAATGTTTAAATACTGGCGTGGAGATATTATTTTTAGATTTCGATTCATATGTTCAAAATTTCATAGAGGAAGAGCTTTGATCCAATGGGATCCCGAGGGGGATATAGTTGGTCAGACTTCTACGTCTAATGTTGTTTTTACAGAAGTTGTTGATATTTCTAAAAATGTTGATATAGAGGTGCGTGTACCTTATATGCAATCTACACCTTGGTGTTTAACAAGTACATCTAATAATACTCCATATTACGGTGGCAGTAGTTATACTACTGCTAGACGCAATGCTTTTGATAATGGTACTTTAACCTTAAAAGTTTTTACAGTACAAACTTCACCAGTTGCGTCTGCTAATATTGTAGTTGTTGTTTCTGTGCGTGGTGCGGATAATTTAGAATATGCTTGTCCTCGTGAATTGTCAAATAGTAATTCATTTTTTAATACTCAATCAGTAGATCAGGAATTTGCTTATGAAAATCCTGTTTCAGTTTTGGCGAGTAATAATATCAGTGGAAATAGTGATCATCTTTATCTTGTTAATCATGGTGAACAGATCACTTCGGTGAGACAATTGATGCAGCGTTCTACTCAGGTTATGTCTTTATATGCAGCAAGTACTAATACTACTTCTGCTATACTTTTTGTTCAACATAAAATGGGTAGATTTCCACCTAGTCCTGGTTATGATCCAAACGGTATACATTCAGCAAAAGGTTTAATAGCTACTACTTCTAATTTTCCATACAATTTTTCTCAGATGACTCCATTTTGTTGGCTCCAATATTGCTATGTTGGGGCTAGGGGCTCTACTGTATATCATATTAATGTAGAAGCAAATGATCCTGTTACTATGGTTAGGGTTGTTAGGGCTAGTGGTACTATTACTGCAGCAAATTATATACAAACTCAAACTATAGCCACTGGGGTTACTACCAGTAATTTTTCTAAATCGTGGTTAGTGTATGAGTCTTCTGGTTATGAAGGTCAATCTTTGACCAATCAGAAAACGCAAGCTGGTATGTCAGTTTTGATGCCTATGTATAATTTAAACAGATTTTGTCAATCGGATCCTAATTATAACATTTTAGGACTTAGTGTTGCTAATACAGATACTGATAATATTCAGATAGATTATGCGGTTAAACCACACTATAATACTTCAGTTAATGCAGCGGAAGCTGCATATACTACTTTTTATCATAGTATTGGTCCCGATTTTTCTTTTATATTTTTCTTAAATGTACCATCTGTTATTATCAATAGTGGATTGCCCAACCCTAATTAGTTGTCGCATGACCTGAGCACGTCATTAAACTACTCCGAGATCACATCGTTAATGTGAATTTTTGGTACTGAGTTAAGTACCCGGGTGAGCTCCGTTATAAGGCTCCGACCAGGAAAGTCGTTAAACTGTGCCTTCCGGATCTCTATGTGTTTTCAATACATATAGATAAGATCGGTGTCGAAAGACATTAAATTTAGCGTGTTGGTTGACGGCACGTCGCATCGGATGATGTGAGTAATTTCCACGTGTTGGATAAATTTGTTAGATGCCCTTTTGGGTATTGCTCTGAAAAAGAGGTTTTTAGATTTATCCATCCCGGATAATGAAATTTTTCCTTCTTCTTATGCAGTCAGAGTTCAGCAATTTATTTAACAGTGGAGATAAGTCTTCC